CTATGAACCTAATTTTGTGTTCAACACCAACAATCAACAGCGTGATTGGAAGTTTGTTATTGTCTGCGAAGGCCCATTTGATGCTATGGCTATAGATGGTGTAGCAGTATTGGGCAATGAAGTTGCAGAACAACAAGCAGATATAATTGATGCATTAGGACGAGAAGTTATAGTAGTCGCTGATGCAGATAAAAGCGGTGTTAAACTTGTTGATGCGGCTGTTAAGTACGGTTGGAGTGTTAGCTTTCCAGTTTGGCAAGAAGACCCTGACTGTAAAGATATCAGTGACGCAGTAGTTAAGTATGGCAAACTGTTTGTACTTAAAACTATTATTGATGCTAAAGAATCAAGCAAGTTAAAAATTGAATTACTACGTAAGAGATTGTATAATTAATATTATGCAGAATAATCAAATTTGGAATGATTAAACAATGAGTGTAAGAAAAACAGCATTAGTACTTGGTGGCGGAGGATTTATAGGGTCTCATTTAGTAATTAAATTAAAAGATGAGGGATTCTGGGTAAGGGCTGTTGATTTAAAATATCCTGATTTTTTTAAAACAGTTGCAGATGAATTTATAATTGGTGATCTCAGAGATATTAACGTGGTTAATACTGTACTAGATCAAAAATTTGACGAGATTTATCAACTTGCAGCAGATATGGGCGGAGCAGGGTTTGTATTCACCGGTGATAATGATGCCGATATTATGCATAATTCTGCATTAATAAATTTACATGTATTAGAAGCATGTGTCAAAACAAATTCAAAAAGAATCTTTTATTCATCCTCGGCTTGTATGTACCCGTTACATAACCAAATGGATTTTAATAATCCAAACTGTGAAGAAAGCAGTGCTTATCCAGCTAATCCAGATTCGGAATACGGGTGGGAAAAATTATTTTCAGAAAGATTGTATCTGGCATTTGCTAAAAATTATGGAATTGAGTCACGTATAGCCAGATATCATAATGTATTTGGACCGTGTGGCACATATCAAGGTGGTAGAGAAAAAGCACCTGCGGCACTGTGTAGAAAAGTAGCAATGGCTAATAACAATGAATCAATCGATGTTTGGGGGTCGGGGGAACAAACTAGATCATTTCTGATCATTGACGAATGCATCGAAGGTACGATACGATTAATGAGATCTAACTGCACTGATCCAATTAATATAGGATCTGACGAATCGATTTCAATTAATCAATTAACAAAAATGATTATCAATATTTCAAAAAAAGACCTAAGTATTAACAATATTAGCGGCCCTGTTGGAGTTAACGGCAGAAATTCTGACAATACACTAATATACAAAACTTTAAACTGGAAACCAACACAACCGTTAATTACTGGTATGCAGTCTACATACGATTGGATCAATTCACAACTATCAATGATAGAAACAACTAAATTAACGATAGAGTAAAAATAATGAAATCTCAACCAGATTATATACAAACTTATTTAGATAATTTAAAAGTTTCTTATTTTATCATTGACACTGAAATTTTAAAATTTATCAGTGATAATAAATTGCACGAAAATTGGAACTTATTAGTTAACCAATTCTTTGACAATTTCTTTAAAGTAGATTTTAATCAAACCTTTAATCAACCATTGGTAATATATTATAGAGAAGTTATTACTGAAGAAATATTAGAATTAATACACAACTATATTAGAAACCAATGCGGCAATATTGAAAATGTTGTATTCATAACGGCACAAGGGGTTGGCATTAGTCGATATTATAAAAGTTTTTGCCAACTGCATGTTACACGAGGATTTAATATTATTGAAGTTCCCTGGATGAATTTTTATGAATCATTCGTATCTTCTGAAACTGAATTACAGTTATGCCGATTACCACAAAAAGAAAACATACAAAGTTTATTTTCATATTATGGCGGAACCTATGAAGTAAATCCTCCAGAACGAACTATTATGACACTATTTGCCAGTAGATATGCTGAGATAGCACATGTTGAATCAATGTCACCTGCGGCGCCATGGGGGGCAGTGAATGATTATTTAGAATACCTGACTTATTTCAGCGCAGTTGATTTGATTGACGAATATAAATCAGATTATAAAATAATAGTAAATAACAAGTCGTATGTAATACCACAATTAATTAAGACGCAATCACAGATTTTTGGTGAAGTATTTAATAGACAAGGACCACAGTGGGAAATAGACAGTAAAAGTTTTTTCTCTTTGATTCGAGAAACTAGTTGCACACAAAACTTTTACAATTTAAGTGAAAAAACTATGCGGTGTTTCTTTCACGGAGTGGCATTGCTACCTACACATGGTGCTTATATCATTGATGATCTACGAGATATGGGATTCATTATTAATGACAATTTTGTAGACTACAGCTATTTAAAGGAAGAAAACTTGTTTTATAGACTGCACGCATTAGGTACTCAACTTAATTCTATAAAACAAAATTTAAATTTTGATGATTTATACGAGCAGTGGGTAGACAACTATGACCAATTCTTGTATAATTGTAACTATCTATTAAAAGATTATAAGACACAGACAATATTGCCCAGACTGGATAACTATTTTAAATAAAAATTATGAGCAAAGAATATTCAACAGACCTACAACAGTTATTTTTAGAAATGATGTTACAAGATCCGCAGAGTTACGTGCGGGTACAAAACATCTATAATCCCGAAAACTTTGATAGAAGTTTACGTGAAGCCGCTAAATTTATTAAACAGCACAGTGACGAATATAGAACACTGCCTACCATTGATCAAGTACAGGCAGTGACTACCGTTGTGCTTAAAAATGTACCTAATTTAACCGAAGATCACTACAATTGGTTTATGACAGAGTTTGAGGGCTTTACTAAACGTAATGAACTTGAACGTGCAATTCTTGCGGCAGCTGATATGTTGGAAAAGGGCGAGTATGATCCAGTTGAAAAACTAATCAAAGATGCTGTACAAATTAGTCTAACCAAAGACATGGGTACAGAATACTTTGAAGACCCTAGAGCACGTATTGACAAATACTTTAACAGTGGCGGACAGGTAAGTACTGGTTGGCCACAAATGGATAAGATCTTGTACGGTGGCTTTAGTCGAGGTGAACTTAACATCTTTGCAGGTGGATCCGGCTCGGGTAAATCCTTGGTTATGATGAACATTGCACTTAGCTGGCTACAAGCTGGACTTAGTGGTGTGTATGTAACATTAGAGTTGAGTGAAGAACTATGTTCGTTGCGTACAGATGCTATGCTTACTGGTATGAGTACAAAAGACATTAGAAAAGATATTGAAACAACTGAACTTAAAGTTAAGATGGTGGGTAAAAAGTCTGGACAATATCGTGTTAAAGGATTTCCAGCACAGAGTAATGTAAACGACATACGCAGTTATTTAAAAGAAGTGCAGATACAAACAGGTATTAAAGTTGACTTTGTTATGGTAGATTACTTGGATTTAGTAATGCCTGTATCGATTAAAGTTAATCCAAATGACCAGTTTATCAAAGACAAGTATGTAGCAGAAGAACTGCGTAACTTAGCCAAAGAACTTAATGTATTATTAGTAACTGCATCGCAACTTAATCGTAGTGCTGTAGAAGAAATTGAATTTGACCATAGTCATATCGCTGGCGGTATCAGTAAAATTAATACAGCAGATAACGTGTTTGGTATCTTTACGTCACGTGCTATGAAAGAACGTGGTCGTTATCAGTTACAATGTATGAAGTCGCGTAGTAGTACTGGTGTAGGACACAAAGTAGATTTAACTTACAATATTGAAACTATGCGCATTACAGATGAAGGCGAAGAAACTGCTGGGGATGGTAATGGTGCTAGTCGCAATATTAATAATGTGCTAAACAATATTAAATCTAGTAGTACAGTCAATAGAGAAACTAGTGAAATAAATTCGCCAAAAATTAACGCCACAGTTGACAGTAGCAAACTTAAAAGTATGCTTGCTGGACTTAAGACTTCAGAATGATATTATTTAATGTGGGGGATAGCCACACGTATCCTGATAGTAGATGGTGTCAGCCAGTGGAAGAGCATTACTGGTATCGAATAGCCAAGGACATCTTTAATTGTACAGAGATTATTAATCATAGCAAACCCGGAAGAAGTAATGACGCTATGTTAAAAGCAGTAATGCAACACTGTTTAGAAAATCCTATTACACCAACTGTATATTTTATCAATATTACTAATATATTTCGCATGGATATCAATGATCACAGTAACACTCTGCATGATATACTGACTCCATCAGCAATAGCACAAATTGATTTTGAAACAATTGAGTGTACATTATATTCCCATCTAATCGGTACTATTGAATTTTTAAAATATCAAAAAAAACCTTTTTTAATATTTAATAATGGGAAGAATTTTAGTTTAGAACCGCTACCAAAGCGAGATGCATTTGTAAACTATGTAAAAAATGAACCTGCTTTTTTGAATTGGTTTACTGATTCTAAAGTTGATTATCATTCGGCTATTACTAAAATCAAACCAGTTGATTATGATTTATACGGATGGAACGGGCACGATGGGATTGAAGGACATAGTGCAATGTATGATAGATTGATAAATTTCATTCCAGATAAATACTTTAAATTGGAGTAAGATCTTGCAAAAGCGCACACGTAGTATCCTTACTGAACTCGATGAGTTATTACAGCACAAGGATAAAGCAAATCTGATTGAAAGCAGAGCCAATAATATCATTAATGGTGCTATTAATCTCATTAATCACATCCGTGAAAACTATGATGTCGAGCAAGCCGGCGAACTAGAGCGACGTCTACTTAATGCAATTAAAGGACAAGACCCAGCAAAATTTAGCCGCGGTATCAGGAAATTAAAAGATGAAGATTAATGAAATATTAGCTGAAGCAGGGAAAACATATAACTCGGGATCAAAGTCTGCTCTTGGTTCGTTTCTTAGGGGTGCCGGCATGTCTCAGGGTGCTGATGCTGCAGATGCATATGCAACTGCCCAACAACTTAATCCACAATCGAAAAAATCAAGAGTAAAAAGCACACGTGCAGCTGATGCAAAAGCGGCGGCAGACGAGGCAAAACGACAAAGATTTATTGCTGTAATAAAACAACAAGCAGATCGTCAAGGATCTATATCAATGACTGATATAGGAAAACGTATTCCAAAACAAGGCGAATATGCAGATCCAACAAGACGTAGAGAAGCAGTTAACAATATTGCACAAGAGTTACAGCAACAAGGCGTAACAGTAACTAATGCAAAAGCAATACCACAATCTACTACAGCAACAGCACCATTGCCAACAATAGGCGGTATAGGACCCAATGATCCAAGATACGCCGCACTGGCCGCAAAAACTAAAAATGCGCCAGCAACTCCTGTTCGATAAATGGAAATTTAATGAAGTTATTTGAAATTAAAAAACAAACACCGCAATGGTTACTTGCTGAAGCCGCAGGAGCAAAAGCAGTAAACCCGCATCTTGAACACTTAGAAGATTTGATTTTTAATAGTGGCTACGCAGGTGCACTAGCGGCACTAGATTACGTAGAAAGTCTACGTGCTATGTTAGCAGAAGGCACAGGAACGACAACACAACTTACAGTTAAATGGGATGGTGCACCAGCAATCATCTGCGGTATTGACCCAAGTGATAGTAAGTTTTTTATTGGTACTAAATCAGTATTTGCTAAAGGTGAACCTAAACGTTGTAAAACTGCTGCAGACATTGACAAATGGTACAGCGCACAGCCAGAGCTTGCAGTTAAACTAACAGCATCATTAAAATATCTGTCAAAACTTGGCATCGGTGGTGTAGTACAGGGCGACCTAATGTTTACAGAAGGTGATGTAACTACAGTATCTATCAATGATGAAGATTGTTATGTGTTTACACCCAACACAATTACCTATGCTGTGCCAGTTAACAGCAACTTAGGACAACGTATTGCTCGAGCTAAACTTGGTATTATATTCCACACTAGCTACGAAGGTGATTCGTTGGATGCAATGACAGCAAACTACGGTGTAAACGTAAGTGGGTTAACACCAACATCGGACGTATGGTTTGATGATGCAACATATAAAGATTATACAGGTATTGCAAGTTTAACACCTAGTGAAAATGTCAGCATACAAAAACAAATTGCCGCAACACAAGCAACAATAGAAAAGATTGGGCAAGCTCGTTTTGATATTATACTAAACAACAAAGACTTTGCACGTAGCATCAAGCCATTCATTAATCAAATGGTCAGACAAGGCGAACAAGTAGGCGAACCCATGCAGTTCTTACAAAAGTTTGTTGATTACTATAACAGCGAGTTAATGAAAGACATTGAGAACTTATCTGGTGGCATTGCTGGCCGTGCGGCACAGGCTCGCTTGGTTAAGATTAAAGAAAAAGAACAATGGGTAGCAGACAATGCCAACAACCTGTTGATCATACTTGCTACATACAAAAGAATTATCGAACTTAAACATGCACTAATGCGTAAACTAGCGCAGGTAGACGGCATTGGTACATTCCAAAAGACCAACGATGGTTATAAAGTAACTGCTCCAGAAGGCTTTGTTGCTATTGGGCACGATGGCGGAGCAATTAAGTTAGTTGATAGGCTTGAATTCACACGTACAAACGCATTAAGACGTGCTTAAAAATACAAGCATTACAGTATAGAATTTTGCGTAGATGATAAATAAAAGTATGCGCGAAAGCGTAAAATAAATTAGGAGAAATAACATGGCTACACCAGCAGCAGTAAATCCAGCATCAACAACGTTAAACGTTGAACAAGTAGGTCGTAATATTAGCTTTTTCACAGTTGACTACATCGTTGCAGTTAACGGTTCAGCAGGTCCAAGTGGCGCACAACAAGCTGTTCTAAACACAATCCAAACTCTACATACAATCATAGCGATTGGACCATTGGCCGACAGCAACACACAACAAACTTTCGCTATCGAAGGTGACTTGTTTACTCCACAAAATGGTACAACATTACAAGCATCTATCCAAGCACTAGGTACAGTTGATTCGATTGATTTATCAAACGCAACAGTTACAGCAACTAAACTTGCTATCTTAACAGCAGCAGCAGTTGCAGTTTAATTAATAATTAAACAACAAACAGCACTCTTCGGAGTGCTTTTTTGTGGCTAGCATTCTTAAATTATGCTAAATACTATTATACGCAACTAGCGTGACAAATTAGGAGTAATATTATGGCAACATTATTAACAAGAGTAAACGGTGGCGCATTACCAATTGGTTCAGTAGGTCAAACATTGGTAACAGGTCGTCCATTAACATTTTATACAGTATCATTGACTAACGTTCATGTTGATTATTCAGCAGTGGACAGTGACTTTGAAAAATTAGTACGTGCAATCGAAACAGTGGGTTCAATTGAACTTTTAGGTACACCAGGCGCGGGTGCTTTCCGTGTAGCTATTTCAGGTGCATCTGTAACAGCAGGTGACTTGCAAACATTGTTGGCAGCAGCAGTAGCAACTACCACAGTAGCATCATACACATTCTAATATAATGTGTAATTTAAAAAGGCAGTTTTTACACTGCCTTTTTTTACGACTATAAATATTGCTATGGAAACATTGTATCGATATTACGCATATACCCTAATAGATATAACAGAAACTAATGTACTAACACAGTCAGCAGAACAGCAGAAGCAACGCAATCAGCAACGTAACTGGGAAACAATAAACCAATTATTAAGTTTGCGAGCACAGTTAATG